TCGATGTTTCTGGTTCCGCTTAGGGTTTGGTCAGTGCTGCCAAGATTGGTGTCCGTCTGAGCAACCCAGTCTAAGTTGCCACTACCGTCAGTCTTTAATACTTCGTTTGCATTGCCGTCTGTGTTTGGAAGTGTCAACGTATACGAGGCTGCCGCTGAGTGAGGTGGTCCCTTAATTACAATGCCATGGCTATTCTGCTCGCAGTTTAAGGTAAACTGACCAGCCCCTTTAGTAGCGTTGCCTTTGAAGATGACCTGTCCGCTTCCGTCAGGATCTAGCTCTATGTTTCCGTCTGATGTTGTAGATATTCCGTTTGCAATAAACGTATCCGCTACAGTAGTTGTTGCGTTACCACTTGAATCAACGTCCACCTTAAATTTATCATCGCCAGCCGCGTTTTCGCAAATGATGTGAGTCCTAGAATCGCGTTTAATACCAAGCAGCGTCGTTGCCGTGGGCGCAGCTGTGCCTAATGCTAAAGGCTGCTCTATTGTAAACCTGTTGGCATTTGTTTGTGCTTTCCAAATGTTACCAACGGTTGAGCTTTTTAGTATAATGTAATTTGACGAAATCTCAATCCTGCCAGTATTAGCGTTGTCGGACAGGTTGATAGTATCGGCAGACAGATTGATATCACCAGTTCCGTTAGGCTCAATTAAGATGTCTGCGTTTGAAGCGCTGGTAATCTTATTGCCGTTTAAGTCCAGGTCACCACCAAGCTGTGGTTGTGTGTCCTCACTAATGTTTTGCAAGGCACTGTCCGCCGTACTACCTTGCGCAGCTGTTGCGTAGTCAGACGAATCAAATGCTTTGACTTGCGCTAGGTTGGTCACCTCTGAATCCATCAAAGCCCCAGCCGCAGTAACATTAGCCGTATCGGTAACATCGGCGCTTGCCTCAATGCCCGTAAGCTTCGTGCGTTCAGCAGACGTGATGATAGCTCCTGATCCTGCGCTAGTAACGTCAGATAAATCCGTTACATTCGAGGGCACATCAGACGTTAAAGCAACTGTACCTGAACTTGTAGGTATGCTGAGATTTACATTGCTTGTGCTATTTAGACGAAAAAACGCCTTAGTCGCGTTGTTTGCATCGTGTATGTAAAACTTGCCATGCACATTAACGTCAGCTTCATTAGCTGTTGTTGTGCCGTCAATATGAACCGCCGTAAACGCTGTAGATCCCGAAGCATCTGTGGCTACGACAAATTCAATATCACCAGGTGAAGTCTCCGTGAGTTTCAACTCCGTTACCCCAGTCTTGAGCTTTGCGGTTGTTGAAGTCAGCTCCATTTCGGAGTTGGTTGCAAACTTTACCTTTCCTGCGGTTGGAGTCAACTCTAAACGACCGTCGTCAGTACTACTGCCTGATCCATCACCCGTCAGGGTTGTTGTACCCGTATTAGTTTTCAGAAGGGTTCTTAACTCCTGTAAGCTCTGACTTGTAGTGTAATTACCCAATGAATTACGAACAAGCACATCTCCATTAGAACCCCCTGTAGTGGTGGCATCACTAAGTTCGTTTAAAGATGATGCGCCAGGAGTATCTACAAACTCGACAGCAGTCCCGCCTGAGTTTACTTTTAAAAACTTACTAGCCGTAAAAGACGAAGGGGTGTCATTAAGTCCTATAAACGTGCTGGAACCACCAGGCGCTTTCGATATAGAGACGTTGTTCTGCACCTCTGGCACGGTGACTACAGTCGTAGTGCCACCAGTCGATATGGTAATGTTTGTTGCCATTATACGCTTACGTCTTCATTGATTTTAAACGTACCGTAAATTAAAGTGGTGACTTTATCGGCTGGCGTGGAATCGCTATCGGTCATCTCAATATCGTAAACGTAAAGGCCAGCAGGTGCAGAAGCCATATTAGCAGCTGTAACAAAAAACCTAACGATTCCATCTGTGGGTGCCTCTCCAGCATCGCTATTTGTCAGGGTAATTCCAGCAGAGTCCCTTACAGATATATGCTTACTATCACTAGAGCCATCCAAAGTGCTGAGTATGATACTAGCGTCGCTGTCACTATATGCGTCCCCGCCATCATCAGTAGTTCTAACCTCCATCTTAAAGGTGTCACCGTCAGCAACTATTGAAGCTGGAGTGGCTGAATTATCTTTCAGCGTCAAAGACAAATCAAAGGTGTCACCTTTTTTGCAGATGATGTCTACTCTCTGAGAAGTATCTAATTTTATTGTTTGCGCCATGTTATCCTAATAATTGTTCAAGTGAATCTCCTTCGCTTTCTTGAAGCTCACCTCTTTGGCCTTGTCTTTGAGAAATCAATTTGCTCTGCTCGACGCTTTGCTTTTCTATTCTTTCGTCCTTTCTGTCTTCTTTCAGTGTCTCTAGCTTCTCTTTGAAGTCTTGATCGTCAGAGCGGACACCAAGCAAAGCTTGAGCCTTGATCATCTCAATCTCTCTCCTAAATCCATGCTTCACCTGTTCAAGCTGCGCGTCGATTTGAGCTTGTAGCTGCAAGTGCTGAGCTTTGAGTTGAGCCTCAACCTGCATCTCCTGCTGCTTCAACTGAGAGGCAGCCATTGCTGACTGCTGCTGGACCTGAGCCTGCTGCTGTGAGTTCTGCATAGCTCGTTGTTGATTGGCAGCCATTCGCTTCTTCCTTCGGACAACCAACAGTCTCTCTGCCTGATTGAGATCCCTAAGCTGTCTGACTGCGATAGCATCTTCGAGGTCGATTTCTTTCTGAGCAAGAGCCACCTGAATATTCTGCTCAAGGTATTGGCGCTCGCTTTCCTCCATGTCCTTTACTACCCTGACCCCGAAGTTGTACATCGGAAGGTTTTTAAATGTGGTAAGAACCTCCATGTTTGTCTTGCCGATAGCGTTCTCATATATACTATAGAGAATAGACTGTGGGTGGATGACCTGAACACACTTTACAATATCGCTGCAAACCTTCTTGTAAAGGATCATAGAAGAATTAGTAATATCGTATATGGCATTGTTAGCCGCAGCCAAGGCTTGTTGTCTAACACCAACCAAAGCGTCAGCTTTTGGAGAGCTAGCGTCCATCACCTCGTTGATACCCGTAGCGTCACGAATCATGCGGAGGTAATGGTTGTACAAACCAATTAACTCATTGATGTTTCGAATGCTGTTGCCGATCTCTCTGATTGGTGGGTTTTGGAATCCACCCTCTGGGTTTTTACTTCTGTAGTAGAAGACACCCGTTTGTTCGTAGATATCATGCAGCTCAAGCGGCTGAAGCTCCCCTCCTTTTCCAAGCTGTACGTTTTCAAGGCCCTCGATGTCGATGATGATGCCGTCGGGTTTAGCCTTGGCTACCGCCTGTTGAATCTTTAAGTGCGTAAGCTGCAACTGGTCTGCAAAACCGATGCAGCTGTCAACCATAGACTTAGGCATCATGTCCAACAGATTCGTTGCGCAAACCGAGTAAGACAAGTTGGCCCTGGAGATGTCGTATACGTTCTTAGGAATGTTTCTTTTCTTGTCGTAGTTGAACAACATGTCACAACCAAGAACAAAACACCCACCGTATACGTTTGCAGTCTCAAGCTTCGTCACCTCCCTGTTGAACACGGAGTTCTGGGGCGCTCTGTAGTTTTCGCCCTTTGGGTAAAACCCTACATTTCCATACCTGCTTTCCTTTGATTCAAAGTATTCACAGTCCGTGGAGATGAACTCAAAGTCCAGAACCTGAACCATGTATTCATCGTACCCAAATCTAGTAGAGTTGTTTACTCTATCGTAAGAAGATTGAGAAAGCTTGCCAGAATCGTATCCGTACTTCTTCTGAGCCTTCATTGCAATCTCCTTGTACTGCTCCTCAGTAAACTGATCTCCAGCAATTCTTTTCAGTTCTTGGATGGGCATATACCTTACATGCCCAGCATACACTAGGTCTGAAAATTGTGGGTCTTCAGTGAAGCTATGAATGAAGGTAGCGGGGTCGATGTAACTAGTCTTGATGCCGTGCTCTGGATCGTTGTCTCTTTTGACAACGGCCATGCCTAGAATAGCCAGGTCATTTACGCAGCGGCGAAGAGTAGAATCATTGAAGTCGTTCCAGTCAAGAGTGAGCTGCGTAGCAATCTGAGCCGCAATCTCTGAATTGGACTTGATGTTATTCTCTACAAAGATCTCTGCTTCCTCAAGGCTTTCTGGGATATCCTTAGAAGGCCCCATAACCTGAACCCCTAGTTTCTTTTCGATACCCTCAAGGGAACTTTTAGCCTTGACGGACAGCTCTACCTTTTTTCTCTTCAAGTCTTTCTCTGAAGAAGAGATAGGGTCAATAGCCTCAAGGTTTGGATACGGAGACAGCGAGAGGATCTTGTTTACTACGATCCTTACGAACTTAGGGAGAATAGGAACTGGCGTGAAATCCAGATTAAGCATACTTCCATCGCCATTATTAGGATCAAGAGAAGTAAGAAGCGACCTATAGATAGCTGTGTCTTGGGTGCCGTTCGCGTATCGTCTGTTCTTTTCAAATGTACGCTTCCTGTTTCCGTAAGCAGAGTTCTGCTGATCTATCTTTCCCCACTGCTGGTAAATCGCCTTCGCGTATTTCAGACCATACTCCTTAGATCTCTTCGTTTCAGAAGAAGCTAGAGGGTCTGGAAAGTTAGAAGATTTTTTATTGTTACTATACATCTGCAATGGTGGAGTTATTTTAACTCATTGCAAATATAGTAAAACTAGAAGTGCCAAGCTTTTGGCTTATATGTCCTAAAAAACTTCTTGTCATTGAAGTCGGCCTTGGGCTTTTCTTTCTTCTTGGCTTTTTGAGATGCAAGCAGTGCTAAGCCTGAACTGATAGTCAAGTCAAATTTGGTTCTTTTGTCAATCTTGTATCCAATCCAATCCTCCAGGGTCCTGTTGAAATACATCTTACCAAAGTCCGCTGTCTCTGGATTTATCCCAACATGATCGTGAATGTAAGCCTCAATAGACTGGGCGTGAGACTGAATTACATCCTGTGAGTTAGAAGGGATGCCTTTCGTCCTTACGTTTGACGAGGAGTTAGGATTCTTGAGAAAGTCTGGACGATCCATTAAGTAACCGTCGTAACCTCTTGATTCAAAGTATCTTGCAATCCCATACTTGTTGTTTTCTATAAGCAATGGATAGCCGTAGAAGAACGCACACATCAATACATCTTCATAGAATATACTAGCCAGATCTGGACGAGAAGCATACTCCACAACGAACATGTTTGACGGGACATCCATGTTGAACTTGTTGTACATATGGAGCGCACCCTTCGATCCCCTGCCATCCACCGTGGCGTCAAGGTCATAGGAGTCAACACCTCCAACTCCGATGTGAGAGTTTGGCGCTATGCGCTTACCCCGATCGTCTGACTTCTTGTTTCTAAGGTGATCAGGTGGCAACCACGCAACACGAAACCTACCGTTAGGGTCTGGGGAGAACACCACCTCTTCATCCTTCTTTCTCCACACAAAGTTTCCTTGAACCACAGGGTTGGGGTACAGGTTATCGTTGTGCTCTATCTGCTGATAAATCTTGCCTATGTTGAACAGACTCCCTTCAATGCTGTCCCTGAACGCTTCGTCTTCGGTAAAAGGGAACTGCCTGATAATCTCATTGAGTTCAGAAGGGTCATCTTTGAAAGAGTGTCTTTCATTCTTTAGGTACACTCTACTGCCTTGATCTACGGGGTCGCCGTCCAAGCCTTCTATTTCTTTCTCTGGATTATCTACAACAGGATTCCCATACTTATCGAAGAATCCCTCCAGAGCCTCGTAAGCTGGGATGAAGATTCGATACAGACCAGACCTGGTTCTACCGTTATTGTTTCTTTCGTTTGGGTCAGAGTCTTC